GTGGGCGGGCCGCTTGTAGGGTTCTTAGGCGACACAACGGACCTTGTACTAGGTGACGCGTTCCAGTTCGCAGAGACTATCGGCAGCTTGTCAGACAAAGAATTTGATAGTACAACGGCGGCTAAGGCGGTTGAGTGGGCGCGTCGGTACACGCCCGGTTCGTCTATCTGGTGGGCGCGCGCGGCGTTGGAGCGCCAAGTGTTCGATAGGCTACAAGAGTTGGCCGACCCGAAGGCTTACCAGAAACAACGGAAGCGGATCAAGTCGCGGCAACGTGACTACGGACAGGAACATTGGTGGGCACCGGGCGAAAGAGCACCTTCCCGCGCGCCACAATTCGGAGAGTAAGACATGGTAGTATCCGTAGAGCACGTAGCGCGTAAGTATTTAGACGTCACGGCGGGTACGCCGATTAGCGTAGATATTCCGGCGTTTGAGACAAGCGACATTTATGTGTACTACGGAGACGCCAGCATACTAGCGTCTATGAACGCCGACTACACCTTGACACTGGCCGAAGACTTTAACACTTTCGTTGTCACGCCGTTGACTGCGCTTATTGACAAGATCAACGCCCTTATCGCGGCGGACCCTACAGAAACGAATTTCATTACAGTACGCCGCGCTCTTGACTACCAGACAGATGCAACGCCTGCTAACGTACGCTACACGCCGTACACGTCAAAGGAGTTTGACAGGGCGGCTATGAGGGACGCCCAACTGGCCGAAAAGCTGAACCGTGCATTGGTCCTAGCGCCGGGGTTCGTGGGGGACGTACCGCGTTTAGAAATGCAAGAACTGTTGGGCGGCAGGTTATTACAGACAAATGCAGACAGTAGTGCTATTGAAATGGGAGAAGAGGTTTCCGCGTTGAAAAACGCACTGGCCATGTTGACTGCATTGCTGGCGGAAAACGGGGTGGTACCTGCGGACACCGACTACGGATTGATAACTAACAGCGTCACGTTGGCTAACGACTGGGGCGCAATCTCTTAAAGGAATACGGGCTATGAGCATCGAAGTACAACGCCGCCGTGGGTCCAACACGGAACACGCCAACTTCACCGGAGCACCGGGCGAAATGACGTACAACACCGACACGAAGGCGCTCCACGCACATGACGGTTTGACGCAATACGGCATCCCGCAAAAGCAACTTGTCAGCGTTTTGGACTTTGGCGCGGGCAAGCCCGGTGTTTCGGATGATGCGGCGTTCCAAACTGCCATGAATATGGCGAATGTCGGCATCTTAGTGCCCGCGCACCCGCGCGGGGGTCAATACCGGCTGGTGGGCGGGGTCGATGTGCCTGCGGGCAAGAAGGTGTATTCGCTAGACAAGGCGGAGATTTTGGTGGACCCGGTGGCCGACTACCTCGGCGCGTTCCGCTGCACGGGCGATGGGGCGCGGTTCTACGGGCTGAAATTAACAGGCAACGGCGTAGCCACGGCGGTGTCGGGCAGCACGGGTTCTGGGAACGCAGCGGCCATTCGGGGCGACAGCGTGCATAACATCGAAGTCGTGGGCTGCGAGTTCGGCGACTTTGTATTGAGCCAAATTGACCAAGGCGTTATTGGGTTCTACCGCTCGCAAGGTATTAAGGTACACGCCAACACGTTCTTGGAGCGCAACGAAGGCGGCACGGATGTAAATCTAGCTTACTCGGTAGGCGCGGCCATGGTGACGGGCAACTACTCTGTCAGCGGCACCGACAAGTTCTGCTATATTTCTTCCGTAGGGTCCGACACAATCCACGCGGACAGCGAAATCGCGGACACGGCACATCACATCATTAGCGGCAATATCTATTTGAAGTGGGGCGGCAAAGGGCGCGCGACTTCGGGGCGTCACGGCATCGTCGTACATTACAACGGCGGCGTCAGCTATGCGATTATCACCGACAATATCTTGGCCAACGGGGCGCGCCACGGCATCTATTTGCGCGGCTCCAACGTGGTGGGCGCGGCTACGGGTACGGATATTGTGCGAGGCAATATCGTGCGCTACTTCGGCGGCGGCGAGAACCAATCGAGTTATTGGGGGTACAACTCAGGCATCAAGATTGAAACGACCAACGGCGCGATCATCGACGGCAACCGGGTTGAAAAGAGCGGTTACTACCCCGACGGAACGCTGCGCGGTCCTGTGAAGGCTGCGGGTATCGACATGGTCCGCGCCTGCCGGAACGTCAGGGTGTGCAACAACCACGTTGAGGGCTGTTCGGGTGGCGGCATTATGATCGCCCCGACAGTTAGTGTAACCGAAGGGGACTACAACGTAGATACGCTTGCTATCGTAGGGAACACGTCGCGCAACAACGGCGAGGTACAGATCAACGTAAGCAACCGTAGCGGCGGGGGTGTCAAGATCGGGCGTTTCTCTATTGAGGGGAACACCGTTGAAGGCTCGCAGGCCGAAAGGTTCCTTATGGTGATCCAAAACCCGAACGGGGCAGGCAATTCTGACTTTGTGGTGCGCGTGGCGGGCAACACGTTTATCGGGGCTTATAATGACGGGGCTGGCGTTGAGCAGGTCGGGCTTGCGATGGGCGACGCAGGTATCCAACTGGCCGATGTGTTCGGGAACGAGTTTCATAATCTTTGGAACGGTAGCGCCGTGAGGAATATCAGTCACCAAGGCCGACCGGAGGCCGCGTGGCCAGCGCCGGACTACACCGCCCATAGGGACGTGGGCGAGATTTATCGTTTCCGCCGCAACACGTTCAAAGACTGCTATCATTCCTTTGCGCCTCAAGGGACGAGCACCGGGCAGTTGTCTTTCATTGAGCCGTGCAACGTCCTGATAAATTGCGACATACCCGTAAAGACTGAATATAGCATGGCGTTCAACCAGCTTTACTACGGCACCGTGATAGGCAAGAACGCCACAGGTGAAACCATTATTGAGTTATCTATGGACGCGGCACCCACGGCGGCGCAGCAGTTCCACGTCGGAGACCGGGTGAAGAACAACGCACCCGCTGCGGGGGGTGCGTCGGGATGGGTTTGCACTACTGCGGGGACGCCCGGAACGTGGAAAGAGTACGGGACGATTGCAGCCTAATGTTCTTGGCGGCGCGAAAGGAACACGACATGAAGATAAGCGATAAAGGTGTACTGGAAATCGCAGAGCACGAGGGTATCGTACCCGGCCCGTATAGGGATAGCGTCGGCGTGTGGACCGTCGGCGTTGGCCACACTGCCGCAGCGGGCGGTCCCGACCCGGCCACCATGCCGAAGGGTATGCCGCTGGACGTGGGCATGGCGGTGCTCGACCTGCTTAATTTGTTCGACGTGGACTTGGACAAGTACGAAGCGCGCGTGAACAAAGCGGTTACGCGTCCGTTGAAGCAACACGAGTTCGACGCCCTTGTGTCGTTCGACTTCAACACGGGCGGCATCTACCGCGCCTTGCTGACGAAGGCTATCAATCGTGGCGACAAGCGCGGCGACGGGTTCATGGGGTGGCTCAAGCCCAAAGAGATTATCAAGCGCCGCAAGGCCGAACAGGCGCTGTTCCGAACAGGGAACTACGACGCTAACGGCGACCTCATTCCTATTTGGAACGTGGACCGTAACGGAAACTTGCAAGGTATCCACAAAACGATTAGTGGTAAAGAACTGCAAGCGCTTATGCGCAAGGCGGGTTCGACACGTAAGGTGGCGAAGACGGGCAAACAGAACTTGCTGGCCAAGGTGTTAGCCGCAATCATCGGAGCGTTCAAGAAATGAACTGGCAACCTGTAGCACGGATCATCATTCGGTACATTGTCGGCCTTATCGTGGGCGCGGACATGGCGGACACGCTGGCGGGTGACGCCGACGTCGTTACCGTCGTGGCGCTGTGCATTGGCGTTGCGGTGGAAGCGGTCTACGCCTTGGCCGTCAAGCGCGGTTGGGTAACTTAACATGAAACTTGCGGGGCAGTTATGAGTTGGGTATACGTAAGGTTAGCACTTGTCGCCGCTTTGGTTCTTGCCGTGGGGGTGGCGGGCTACCTGCTATACAGCCGGGGTGAGGACAATGCTTTTGACCAGATCGAAGAAGAGAACGATAAGGCAGGCAGCGCGGCTATCGACAGCGCTCTTGACTGGCGCTCTTGTATCGACGCTGGCGGGGTGTATGA